GATATTTATTTTCCTTAGCATAATAGATAAGAAGATTAATATATTACGATAAAGAAAAAGCTCGGGACTCTGCTGACGTCTTGTCAACATAATTTGTCTCCATTTGACATCAACTATACACACTATACACACAACTATACACACTGTTTTTATCATATATTTATTATTTCCTTAGCAAAATAGATAAGAAGAAGAAGAGAGAAGGTAATGTGTGTATAGTGTGTATAGTGTGTATAGTTGATGTCCATTTCCTATAATATAAAACCCTTAATTCCTTAACCTAATTAGTATTTTTTTTTCATCCATTATATGGACTAACTTCAAAACAACCCTACACCCTACACACCCTACACACTACTTGTAAGATTTGTCTCCACTAGAAGAAAATTTCTATAATAAAAATGAATGCCTGTACTTGTCTCTATCCAATTTATAAATTCAAAAATGAAATTGGAGACAAATGAATGGTTCAATTTATATGTTAATCTTTTGTCTCTATCCAAAAAAAATATCTAAAAAAGATAAATGGATATCCAAAAAGGATAAGCTATCTTACTTATACATTTCGTAAGAAGAAGTATATAATTTAGGGTCGAAAGGGTCGTTTCATGCTTCTGAAACGCTAAGATATGGAAGAAAAGTAAAGTTGACTTGTTATAAAAAAAAATATATTTTCAATCCCAGATTTGAATGAAACGACCCTGAAGACCCTAAATTACATATGAATTAGATTGGATAATAAGAAGCTCGGGACTATGTTGGTGTCTTGTCCACATAATTTGATACGAAATTGACATGAACTATCCACACTATCCACACCACTTGTCTCTATCAAATTTATAAATCTTTATCGATATTTGGAGACAAAATAGGTAGGGTCTCTATACCATAGAATGGATGAAACCTTTATAAAAATTGAAATGGATTTTATAGATTTATTTGTATCATACCAACAAGATGAATTGCGAAACTAACAAGATGAATTGCGAACACTGTGAAAAGAAACTACCCGAATTGTATTTCACCGACAATGTTAATACAACACACGTCAATGAAGTTGGCCAAAATGTCGTTAAAGGAACTAAAGAATTGTATTTTTGTAATTATAAATGTAGTCACAAGTACGTTGAACATTATCAGGTAAAGAAAAAAATAAATTTTATGAAAAAGGCAAAACTTTGGTCTGAAGAATTAGAAAAAGGTTATGAAAAAGAATTAGAAAATGGTTGGGAACACGAAGACATGCCAAACACCTTAATCCTGATTCGTTACTATAAGGCAATCATAGATTTTCTTAGAAACAAAATAAGCGAAGAGACATTTAAAATTATCTCGCAAGAAGCTATGGAAGTTGGAAATGAAATTGCGGATAATGTATATCTGTCGATAGTCCGCGATACGCAGTACGCTATTTCTATGATGGCTTGATAAATGGAGACAAATATATGTTGGGTCTCTATTCCATAGAATGGATGAAAACTTTATAAAAATTGAAATAGATTTTATAGATTACCAAAACATGATGAACTACATGATGAATTGCGAACACTGTCAAAAGAAACTACCCGAATTGTATTATACCGAATATATAAACATGACCAAAGTCAATGAAGTCGGACAAAAGGTTGAGACTGGAAAGAAAGAATTATATTTTTGTAATTATGAATGTGCTTGTAAACGTCATGAGCATTATATGGTAAAGGAAAAAATGAAAATTATTAAAGCGTCAAAAAAAAATGCTGAACAATTGGACGCGATTTTTGAAGATGGAGATACAGTCCTCTTAATCCTGATTGATTACTATAAGGCAATCATAAATTTTCTTAGAAAAAAAATAACTGAAGAAACATTTAAAATCATTGCTCAACAAGCTATGGAAGTTGGGAATGATGTCGGCGATAATGTATATTTATCGATAGTAAGAGATACCCAATACGCCATATTATTCATGAAGGAATAAGGTATTCAAATAAGTTATTCAACTAGACACCCTATTTTATCTTATATTTATTATTTCCTTACCAAATAGATAAGAATATATTACGCTTAATAAAACCCAAGCTACTCTGCCGACGTCTTGTCAATATAATTTGTCTCCAATTGTCTCTATAAAAATAATAAATTCAAAAAAAGAAAATGGTGACAAATATGAATATCCAACCTACACCAACCTATACACACTATTTTATTATACTTTTATACTTTTCCTTACCAAATAGATAAGATAATGAAGAGAGAAGATAATGTGTGGATAGTGTGGATAGTGTGGATAGTTAAAGTCAATTTCCTATAATATAAAATCCTTAATTCCTTAACCTAATTAGTATTCTTTTTTCATACATTCTATGAACTAACTGGAATCAACTATCCAACTATACACACTATACACAAATAAGTTATTGAAAAATATGGTTTCAATTATTCAACTCGTTCAATTATTCAACTCGTTTATAAAAAAGGTACCACTTGTCTCCAATTTATAAATTTTAGTTCTCGTCTTTTGGTTTGCTTTTACATGTCTTGTAGTGTCTCGTCATATTCCACTTGCTTCGGATTTTCGCACAGTATTTACATTCGATTTTTTCTTTATAAATTTCAATAATCTCAGCTTTGTTACGTTGGTAACGTTGCTTGTGATAACTATTCATTTGTTCAAGGTAATCCTTTTGTATTGGTGTGAGTTCTTCTTTGTAATCTTCTGCGTTCAGATTTGCTCCCAATTGTTCAATTATTTGTCTTTCCCTTTTACGTGCTTCATGTTTGTCTTCACACGGAAACTTTTCGATTAAGAGCATAGTCCAGTTGTCCCACCCACCCTTTTGACGAATGATTGTGTATAATTTATGATAGTGTGATTTATCTTTTTCGTTATTATACGCAAATTTATGTGCGTATTTCCGCTTCGTCATATCCGTAGTGTGACCTATATAGCAGTCCTTGATTGACAAGTCTTTACAAACAATCTTATACATAATTGTTTTACCATAGTCCATAATAGTCTTTGGCATTGTTATATTATCTTATGACATTCCTTTATATCAATTTTATAATTTATCTATTCTATTTATAAATCCAGTCTTGTCTTGTTTCCAATCTATAAATGAAATTGGAGACAAAATATGGTTTCAATTATTCAACTCATTTCAATTTATATGTCTAGAACATGTTTCAATTTATATTTGGTTATCAAATAAATACGGGAATGTTTAATCCAGTGAATTTATCCTTTTGGATAAAGGTTGGTTGTTTCATTTGCGGAAACCTGTCGTAAATGATAAGGTCGGGCTTTTGTCGTTTGGTTGTCGGGCTTATGGGTTTGGTTTGTTTCTTTTTGACTTGTCTCGTTTTTGTCTCTACCACGGGATTCTTTGGCATATAAACTCTTACACTATATTTAAATAAGTTGCTTTATATTTCAACACCAATTGTTGTTTAAAATTGTTTATAGTTGTGTAAGTCAATTTGAAATATACCTGTCAACACCTCTAATTTGCGTTTATGCTGTCGTGTCCTCACCTCTAAAGAAAACCCCCTTACCATTATGCTGTCGTGTCCACACCTCGACCTATGTCAACACCTCTGACCACTCGTTTCAAACTAAGGATTTCGGTCAAATTTGAAATTTGAAAATAATCCCCGATTCTTGTCAGTTTTCCTAAAAAGGTGTGTACGTGTGGACACTATATATATATTTATTAATTTTAAAAAAAAAAAAGAAGAGAATGACACCTAAGAGGTAAGGGGCACCCATACATTCTAAAAAAAGCGACTGTCCACACCTGAGAAAAAGGTCTGGACAAGGTGTTGCCGAGGTGAAGACAATGTACTAGTCAATGATTTTTTTAGTTAATTTATTGGGGTAGATTCGTATCCTTTTTTGACATAATACCACTCACGACTACCGTCCACCATTAATTTTTTTTTATAGATTTCATTCTTCTCCATATATTTGACAAACGCCATTTCAAACGCTTTTTTTGTTTTTTCAAACTTCAACCCATTCGCATGTAGATAGGATTTATACGCATTATAATTTTCCATAGCCGTCATTTTAAACGTAAAATCATGGACATAATCTTCAATAGGGTCTCGGTTGTATTCAAACTGCTTTCGCATATCGTCTGTAATCGGTATGTCTTTGATTGTAATTTTTTTCTTGACTGGTCTGTTCATCATTAGGTCATAAAAACGCCGTTGGTTTTTCGGTTGTTCTATATAGTGAAACAAGGCATTAAAATAGTCCGTGTTGCCTATCAATCCATTGAATGTTTCAAAATACATAAATCGGCGTGTCGTTTCTGTAATTTTAAATGCGTTTTCATGATTAAGTGTGGATAGTAAATGGAGTAAATTCTTCACGTCAAATCGATTCTTCCCTTTGATTTCAATCGGCAAGGTTGGTGTCGTAATAATAGCTTTCAATTGTTCCATATACGAAGACATAGTTGACCTATCGACTTCGTTGATATTTACAAATACTTTATTCACCAACTGAGCATTAAATCTACCAAATAGGGCGTGTTCTACATTATTAATTTCAATACAATAATCACGTCCCAATATTTTTGTTATGAAGTCGCAAATCACGGATTTACCGCTTCCTTCTTCGCCTTGTATAATAACCATAATCGATTGACTAGAAGGGTATTGAAACATATTGGCTATCCAATCCAATAGAAACTCCAACACAACGGATTCTTTACAAATTATTTTTAAATGGTTCATAAACAAGTCGTCAGGAACTGCGTTGAGGGGTTCCGCCCCCTCGCAACGGGTTTTTAAGGGCGTTGCCCTTGACCCGAACCCAGCTTCATTTGGTTCGTTTGGTTCAACATTTGTATTTGACTTGTTTGTATTTGACTCATTTGGTTCATTTGTATTTGACTCATTTGGTTCTACCTTTTGTAAAGGTTGAGGCGGAACCTCTTGTGGAATCCTTTCCACGTCGTATCCATTCCAAAGATTCATGACGCTATCTGGGCAAATTGTATCATGCGGATATACACCAACGCAATTGAACCTTTGTTTGGTCGGGTCTTTTGACCACCTTGGAAAGAATGGTTCGTCTTTTATTCGCACGTCGTCCAGTTTAAACAACATATCCGCTTTTGTAAAATAATGAACAACACCGTTTATTTTATAAGATATATTATTGGTTTCGTCAATAAAGGCCATACAATAGTCTCGTTCATATTTCTCCTTGGTCAAACCATATAACACGTCGGGGTCATTGGTTTCGTAATCCTCGGGCACATTTAAACGTGTGTCATGTTCTTTATACGTCCATTCCATATCAAATCCTATTTCCTTGCCCAAGGCATTCAAAGTATCCAAAAAGTCTTTTGGTCGTTCGCCATAAAACATGAACCCGTCGAACATTAATACACCAATTTCTACTTTAAAACCCATGTCGTCCGTAATCCCGCCTATGACTTTATCCAATATCAATACTTCAACACTCGTACACACGGACGACATAAATGAGCCCTCTTGATTTTGTCGGTTGCTAAGGGATTGCTCCTTTTGTTTTACAAACTCTGGATTCGATATAAACGCCTTTTGTATGGTCTTCATTTCAGCGTCAAAGCACTTGAACCACGTGTTGCCGTTTCTCGCATACGTCTTCTTAAACATGGATTTTATTATGTCCATTTTAGTTAGCCCATTTTTTGTCAATATTTCGTTTCGGTTCAATACGTATTCGCCTAAACATTTACACGGCACATTGTGTTTAAGACACAACTGGTAAAGAATAGTTGGATGGCAATTTTTCATATCTACGTCGGTCATATTGTTTCTACATATTAATCCACGAAACAAGCTTGGTATAGATTGAATACCTCGCCCGTAATCTCGCAAGTTGCGGTGAATGTCCTTTGGTGACTTGTTATATTTTGTTTTTAAAATACCATTATTATTTTTATATTCATTCAAAATCTTTTTCGTTGCCGTGAAATTAATTTGGTTGTGTTTGTCGTCGTCGCTTAGGTGGTCGTTGAACGTGTCCATGGATAATTGTGTCAATAGCCATTCACAAGCCCTCGTATCTACTCGCTCTTGAAATATTTTGTTTGCCATCTTATAGATAGAATATAGATATTTCTTTATATCAATTTTATATATATATATATTAATTCTATTTAGTCGGGTTTGTTAAAGGTAGAAAAGGTTATGTTTCAATGTATTTTGTTTCAATTTTATTAAGGTTGAGACAAAATAAGTTTTTTAAAAAATTAAGGTCAAACGGGTTTCAAACTGGTTCTAAATGGCGGTAGTCTTAGGTTGAACATTTGCCTCCGCTTCGTTTGTATCAGGGACTGCGTCGAGGGGTTTTGCTTCGTTTGGTTCGTTTGGAATCTGCTCTTTGGTTACGGGTTTTACGCACTTCATCAGAAAAATGGTTGGACGCTCGGGAATATCTAAATGGTACTTATCCATAAGATACTGCTTACAAAAGGCGTCTAACTCGTCCATTGATTCTATATGAGAATATAGTTTCGCGTCTAATCGAATCCTTTTAAATAGCATTCTTTTTTTGTTAAGAAACCAACCGCGTCGCTGGTAATAGGAGGCTTGTAATTCCGCTTGACGGTTTTTGGTAAATGGTTCTCGCTTTAAGCGATGGCATAGCGGTTCGCATAGTTTTTGCTCATATATGTCTACTGGCATTATACTTATATATGAGATTCTATTTATATCCTTTTATAACTATAATATAGTTCTATTTAGTAGGATTGATTGTTATATTGTCTACAAAAGGGTTATGTCTTATATTGTCTTATACCCGACGGTTTATGCGAAGAAAATGGGCTTGAACTGCGGAAGTAGTGTATTGGTCTCCAACTTATTTTCGAGTTTGTTCTCTATTATGGTTTCCAGTTTGTTATCTATTAAATCCAGTTTGTTCTCTATTATGGTTTCGAGTTTGTTCTGGATTATGTCCATTTTTGTATCTAATGGTTCATATAACTTATTTTCCATTATGGTTTCCAGTTTGTTCTGGATTACGTCCATTTTTGTATCTAATGTTTCATAAATATCCATTAAGTCTTGTAGAGTCAGGTTGTCGTCAGGTTGGTTGTCGGGTTGTTGGTCGTCTTGTAGGTTGCCTTGTAGGTTGCCTTGGTTGCCTTGTAGGTTGCCTTGTAGGTTGCCTTGGTTGCCTTGTAGGTTGCCTTGTAGGTTGCCTTGCCTTGCTTTGTCTTGTAGCCTTAACTCTCTATTTTTCGCATTGTATTGACGTGACTTTTCCCTTTTGTAGGCTTTTAATTCTTCTGCGTTCATTATTTTAATCAAATATATTTAAATAATTCATTACACGATTCGACTATTAAACTATAGCAATCAACTACTACTTTAAAGTATTAACGATTCGACTAACTAACTAATAACTAACCAACTAGTATTCAAAAACTTATTATTCAAATAACCGCAAAATAACTCACAAATAACTCGCAAACCCGTCGCAATTACGGAATTCCTCTATGGGTACATCAATCGAATCAAAATTTGGTTGCCTAATTCATCATAGTTATTGGATAAGCAACCACTCACGTCATAGGCTGGTTCAGTTTCTTCGTTTAAAATAGGTAACCGTTTCCAGTCAATCGCATTGACCCTCAGCCAAAAATAGTCGGTGTTATGTTTTATCACGACAAACGGTTCATGGTAATGTCGTCGTAAGCAATCCACCTTACTTTTATTCAAAAAAGTCGGTTTATTTTTAAAAGATTTACATTCGATAATCACACTTTTAATATTTTCGGTATTCAAAATTACAAAATCGGCTCTCGCAAATCGGTAGGTGGATTTTATAAATTGAAGTCGGTCAACGAATTGAGAATCGATTAATGATTTAATAAACAGGATTGTCTCGTATTCTGTAGACACACAATCGGCATCTATTTTAATTTCTATATCCATAAATAGAATATACTTATTAAATATAAAATACGAACGAAAGGGCAAGGGATTCTAAAGTGTTGAGTCAACAAAGGGCAAAGGATTCTAAAGAGGAAATTCTGCTTTATTTTTTTATAGTTGAATTATAATGCGGTGTATTGTGATTCCAAAACGAGTGATAGACGAACAGCATATGAAAGATACCATTAACCATATGCTAAAAGTTTTTCACAATACCACACTTCACAATGTTCAATTTAGAGACAACGACGCCACAAATTTACAACGTTCCAATCTAATTTTTTTAAGGCCTTTAGAATCGATTGGAGAGGTCTAGGTAATGGATTACGGTACAATAAAAATTGAAAACGCAATGAAATGAATAACTTATTTTGTCTCCAAATATCTTTTTTGAATTTATAAATTATTATTGAGGCAAGTGATACATGAACAGGCATTCATTTGTGACCATTTTCATTTTTGAATTTATTATTTTTTTTAGAGACAAAATGGTAATAAACTTATATTGGCAATACGCCGACAGAGTCCCGAGCTTTTTCTTGATATTAATCTTCTTATCTATTATGCTAAGGAAAAATATAATATATATGATAAAGAACACCGCCAACTCGGAAGGCGTCCGCACAAAAGTATTTGAACCATGTTATAGGCACAAGGCATGTGATTTTTTTTTTCTTATTTTTTTAAATAAATATTTACTTTTGTTAAGAAATGAAATAATTTGTCTCGAATATTTTTTTAGAGACAAATCGAGTTACTCTTAGATTTACATGTGTCATGGTGCCTCGTCATATTCCGCTTGGATAATAGTTTAGAACAATATTCGCATTGTATTTTTTTATTCAGTTCTGCTTTGTGGTCTTCACGGTATTTTTTACCATATTGTTTGCGTTCTGCTTTGTGGTCTTCATGGTATTGTTTGTCATATTTTTTGTATTTTTCTTTGTGGTCTTCTTTGTATTGTTTGTCATATTTTTTGTGATATTGTTTGCGTTTTTGTTTATCTTCTTCTTGCGTTCTATAAGGTCTCAGCATATTCATTTTCGCATCTAATTCTTCATATACTTCTCTTTCTCTTTTACAAGCTTCATTTTTATCTTTACAAGGAAACGTTTCGATTAAGACCATAGTCCAATTGTCCCATCCACCATGTTCGCGAATGATTTTGTATATTTTGAGATTGTGTGCTTTATCATTCATGTTGTTACACGCGTGTTTGTGCGTATACTTCCGCTTCGTCATATTTATAGTATGACCTACGTAGCAGTCCTTGATTGTTAAATCATTACATACAATCTTGTATATAATGGTTTTGTTATAATCCGTTATAGGCATTCTATATTATCATATGTTATACCTTTAAACCCTTTTATAATACATTGTCTCTAAAAATAAACAACTTGTCTCCAATCTATAAAAAAATCTCTGAAAAGAAAAAGAGAAATGAATGAGTTTTTTTTATTTAGAAATAAAATATTTAGTATAGTATATAATGAACTTGTTCTTAACTTACATGAAACTCCAAGGGCTATCTGAAAAGACCATTGCCGAACATTCAAGAGGTTTATTTAAATTCAAAAATTTAGGAGGAGATTTGAAATGGAGCGAGGAGAAAACGATTGATTTCATTAAAGAACATTATAACAAAGGTTCTGAAATGAGAATCATTAGTTCTACCATATCCAAGTATCGACATTATCGTGGGAAATCGACAGAGACAATACGTGATTTTTTACGCCAAGCTAATGCCGAAGCGTCGTTGCTTCAACGTGAAAAGAATCTCATTCTAAAAGAAAACCTACCCGAGATTGATTTTAATAAATTACTAAATGGTTATTATAGAGACAAGCAATATAAAAGCTTTGTTATTTTGTATCTACTTATGAACTACAATACACGAAATAAAGACTTGGTTCTTCGTGTTGTGAATGACGAATCTGATTTGAATGAGAAAGAAAATTTTATTTTTATTAGAGAAAAAGATATTGTATACATTCGCAACGATTATAAAACAAAAAACCGCTATGGTAGTAAGAAAGACGTGATAAAATCGCGTAAGTTTTTTAATGCCGTAAAAGAGGTTGATAGCCTTCTTGAAAATAATAATAACCTTGATAGGCAAGTAAAGGCCGTGACTGGAGGGATAAATCAATCTACCATGTTTAAAATGTTGGTTGCCAAAAACAATAATCTTAAATCGATTGCGAAAGCCAGTAAAAATCGCGGAACCAATATGGAAACTATTGCGAAATCATATGATATTACTTGATTTATAACGCAGTAGAGTTTATGTTGCCTTGTTTATGTTGCCTTGTTTATGTTGTCTTGTTTGTCTCTATAATGGAAAAAAAAATCTACGCACTTGGTTGGTTATAGGTTATTGGTTATTTCATTTCTTAACAAAAGTAAATATTTATTTAAAAAAATAAGAAAAAAAAAATCACATGCCTTGTGCCTATAACATGGTTCAAATACTTTTGTGCGGAC